AGGACGCCGGCGCCCGTCCCCCGAAGATCGTCCACTACGCCAACTGCACCGCGGTCAAGTTCCGCAACGGTGACGGACAGCCGGTACTCATCACGCTCGATCCCGGCACGAGCCCCGAAGCCGCCGCCCACAAGATCGCCCAGACCTTAAAGGTCAAGGCGGAGAACCAGCCGAGTGAGCAGGCCCTTCGCAAGCTCACCGAATAGTCCTGCAACCCCAGTCCTGCGTATCTATTTGGAGTCCCGCTTATGAAGCCGAACACCTCAGAGGTAGATAGGCTTAAATCGCTTCGGTGCGCAGCCACAGAATGTTTCGGTGACTATGCTCGAACAGAAGGGGGTCGGCTATGACCCTCACACCCAAACAGGAAGCCTTTGCCAAAGCCTATGTAGAAACCGGAAACGGTTCCGAGGCGTATCGCAGGGCTTATGACGTTGAAAACATGAAGCCTTCAACGGTCAACCGGAAGGCTGTCGAGTTACTCGAGAACGGCAAGATCACGGCACGACTCGACCAACTGCAGCAGCGCGCCCAGAAACGCCACGACATTACGATCGACACGCTGACCGAAATGCTCAAGGCGGACCGGGAACTCGCCCGGGAGCTGGAGCAGTCCAGTGCCGCGGTCTCCGCCGTCATGGGCCTCGCCAAGATCCACGGCCTGATCCTCGACAAGGCCCAGATCTCAGGAGACGAGAACAATCCGATTGTGACCCGCGTTGAGCTCGTCGCTCCGGAGTATGGCCACAGCTCGCATTGAGCTCCCGCCGAAGCTTCTGCCGGTCTTCACGGGTGAGGCGGACGTAAGAGGAGCTTGGGGCGGTCGCGGATCGGGCAAAACCCGGTCCTTCGCCAAGATGACCGCGGTCCGCGCGTACATGTGGGACATGGCCAACAGGCGGGGGATCATCCTCTGCGGCCGTCAGTTCATGAACTCGCTCGACGATTCCTCGATGGAGGAGGTCAAGGCTGCGATCCGGTCAGAGCCCTGGCTGCTCGCGCACTTCGACATCGGCGAGAAGTACATCCGGACCAAGAGCGGGCGGATCTCGTACAAGTTCGCCGGCCTCGATCGGTCTCTGGACAGCATCAAGTCAAAGTCCCGCATCCTGTTGTGCTGGGTCGACGAGGCAGAGCCGGTCACCGAGGAAGCCTGGGTCAAGCTGATCCCGACGCTCCGCGAAGAGGACAGCGAGCTTTGGGTCACCTGGAACCCCGAGAGCAAGCGCAGTTCTACACACAAGCGGCTTCGGGAAGGCCGGCCGGATCCTCGGGTGAAGGTCGTCGAGATCAACTGGCGGGACAATCCATGGTTCCCGGAGGTGCTCGAGCGCACCCGCCAGCGTGACAAGACGGACCGGCCCGACAAGTACGACCATATTTGGGAAGGCGCCTTCGCGACCGTTTTCGACGGCGCCTATTACGTCAAGGAGCTCATCGAGGCACGGGACCAGCGCCGCATCGGCAAGGTCGATGCCGATCCGCAGCTTCCCGTGCACACGGCCTGGGACCTCGGCATTGGTGACTCGACGGCAATCTGGTTCTTTCAGGTCATCGCCTCGGAAATCCGCGTCATCGATTTCTATGAGAACCACGGTGTCGGCCTGCCGCACTATGCCGGCGTGCTCAAGGGCAAGGGCTACACCTACGCGACCGACTGGGTTCCGCACGATGCCAAGGTCAAGGAACTCGGGACCGGGCGAACACGGGTCGAGACGCTGAGGGAACTGGGTCGGAACCCGCGGCTCGTCCCGAACCACAAGATCATGGACGGCATCAACGCGGTCCGCGAGACGCTGAAGCGCTGCTGGTTCGACGAAGCGCGCACGGAATACGGTCTCGACGCCTTGCGTCAGTATCGCAGCGAGTACGACGAGAAGGCTTTGGTGTTCGACGATAAGCCGCTCCACGACTGGACGAGCCACGCCGCCGACGCGTTCCGGTATCTGGCGATGGCCTGGAAGGAAATGGCGCCGGCTGCCCCGAAGCCACCCCCGAAAGACAACCACGTGCTCGAGGTCAAGGACGGCGTTCTCACCTCGAACATGTCCGTCATGGAAATCATCAACATGAAGAAGCGGAAGCGCGAGGCCAATGGCTGACCTAACTGCACGGCAGCTCTGGCGCCTGTTTGCCTCGATCCGCAGCTCGTATCGGGCAGCGTTGCGGCGAAACGGGGAGATGACGCCCGAATATCTAGCCCACGCTGCGGCGAATGAAGTCGAGCGCTTTGCGGAGATGAAGCGCCGTGGCTGAGGAATCCCGCCAGCAGATCGACACCGAGGCCGAGACCCTCGCGGAGGGTGTGACCGAGTGCGAGCTGTGGCTGCGCAAGATCGAGGCGCGGAAGGAGGACGAAAAGGACTGGCGCAAGGACGCCCAGACCGCGATCAAGATCTACGAGAGCGAGGATATGGACGTCACGACGTTCAACGTCCTCTACGCCAACGGCCAGACGCTTCTTCCGGCGCTCTACAACTCGCAGCCGGTGCCGGACATCCGCCGGCGCTACGGAGATGCCGATCCGGTCGCAAAGCAGGTCGTCGACCTCTGCGAGCGGGCGCTCAACTACAACTTCGACCAGTTCGACTTCGACACCGAGATAGAATCCTGCATCCGCGACAGCTACGTCACCGGCCGCGGTGTGCTCCGTCTCCGCTTCGTGCCCCACGAGAACGGCCACAAGGACACCTCGGTCGAGCGGGTGAAGTGGGATAAGTTCATCCAGGGCCCGGCGCTCTCCTGGGCCAGGATGCCGTGGATTGTCTTCGAGCACGATCTGACCCGCGACGAGCTCGTCCGGCTCAACAAGGAGATCGGCTCCAAGATCGAGCTCAGCGACGGCGACACGTCCAAGGACGGCGCCAAGAAGGACGTGAACGAGGCCGGCATCAAGCGCACGGCGCGCACCTACGAGGTCTGGGACAAGGACAACCGTGAGGTCCTGTTCATTTGCGAGAAGCACAAGGAGAAGCCGCTTCTCAAGATCAAGGACCCTCTCAAGCTGCCGGGCTTCTTCCCCGCGTTCCGCCCGCTGCTGCCGGCGAGCCGCGTGTCCAGCATGACGCCGCTCGTCCCCTACAATGCCTTCCGCAAGCAGGCGGAGGAACTGAACGACATCACGGCCCGCATCAAGAAGCTGGTCAAGCAGCTCAAGGTCCGCGGTCTTGCAGACCCTGCGCTGTCGGGCGATTTCGAGGCGCTCAAGACCTGCGACGACGGGCAGTTCGTGGCCGCGGGTGATGGCGCGACCGCATTCCAGGCCGGTGCCGGCGGGCTCGAGAAGTCGGTCTGGGTCTGGCCCATGGAGCCGACCGTCTCCGCGCTCCAGCAGCTATATCTGCAGCGTGACCAGGTGAAAGCCGTTGTCGACCAGATTTCCGGCGTGGGCGACATCATGCGGGGGCAGGTCGATCCCCGCGAGAAGCTCGGGCAGTCGCAGATCAAGCAGCAACAGGGCTCGATCCGCATCACCAAGTGGCAAAACGAGATCGGCGCGCTGTGCCGCGACGTGATCCGCGCCTTCGTTGGCGTCTACGCCAAGCACTACTCCGACGAGAACCTGTCGGTCATGACCTCGCTGCCCCAGACGGACGAGCAGCAGAAGATGTGGCCGGAGGTGATGAAGGTCTTCCGGTCGGATCTGCTCCGCGGCTACCGCATCGACGTGGAGAACGACTCCACGATCCGGGCGGACATGACCCGTAACCAGGAGCAGATGAACACCTTCCTCTCCGGCACGGCGCAGTTCGCGACATCCATGGGCGGATTGGTGCAGAGCGCGCCGCAGATGGCCCAGGCGGCCATGCCCGTGATGGTCGAGGTCTATACCTCGTTCGCGAGGCGCTTCAAGCTCGGCAAGCAGGCCGAAGACGCGCTCGACAAGCTCTCGACCATGGCCCAGCAGTCGGCGCAGCAGCCGGAAAAGCCGGACCCGGAGGCCGAGAAGCGCCAGGCCGAAATGCAGATGATGCAGCAGAAGGCCAAATTGGATGCGGAGACCGCCCAGCAGAAAGCGGCGATCGAGCTCCAGAAGATGCAGGCGCAGATGGCGCACGACCAGCAGATGTTCGCTCTCAAAGAGCGCGAGATGCAGATGAAGCTGCAGGCGATGGAGCGGGAACTGCAACTCAAGGCCCAGGGCGCACAACTCGACGCTGCTGTGCAGCAGCAGAACGCGGCGCTCAAGGCGGAGACGGCCGAAGCGGACTTTGCCCGGGACCAGCGCCGCGCCGACATGGACGCACAGAACGCCGCGCGGGCGGGCGAGATCAAGCTCGACGGCATGAAACAGCAGCAGCGGTTCAAGCAGCAGGCTACGAAGCAGAAACCGGAGGCACGGGCAAATGGATGAGATGGCACGCCGCCGGATGGCGGAATCGCTGATGGCGCAGCAGGGCGGCGGAGCAGAGATGCAGGCGCCGCCTCCGCCCATGCCACAACAGCAGCTTGATCCTATGACCGTGCAGACGCTCGTTCAGATGGGCCTGCTTCAGCCCGAGGCGTTGCAGGCACTCTCTGGCGGAGGACGGTGACGTGTACGATCCCTCTCTCTCCTGGGAGGAGAACTGCCGTCGGGCCGAGAAGGTCAAGATCAGCTTCCCGCGTGTCCACGTCGTCTCCGACATCGAGCCCTATCGCTCTCCGGTCGACGGGGCCTACGTCGGCGGCCGCGCCTCGCGCCGCGAGGACCTCAAGAAACACGACTGCGTCCCCTACGAGCCCACGAAGTCCAAGCCCAAAGGCTTCTCGAACCCGAGATTCGCGAAGAAGCACGGCGTCGGCCTCAGTGAGGAAGCTGTTCACCGCGAGCGGCCGAAGCGCATCGATCCGCGCCAAGCCCTCGAGAACATCTAGGAGCCATCCCAAATGACGGAACTCGTTGAAACCGGCGTGGAAGCGCCGGAGAAGGACGCTGCGCAGCCCGACACAACGGCACCTGCCGAGGTCAAGGTGGTGTCCGAGGAGGACCAGCGCGCGCGCGACGAGGCGGCGCTCGACGACAAGCTGCGCAAGGTCTTCCGCAACGCCAAGAAGGATCGCGACGCGGAAAACGGCCAGTACGCGAGCAAGGACAAGCCGAAGGCCGCCAAGGTGCCGAACGGCGACGAGGTGGCAGCCGAAAAGGGCGCCCCCGACGACAAGGCGAAGGCGGAAACGAAAGACAAACCGAATCCGGCCGAAAAGGCCGATGCAAAGGACCAGAAGCCCGAGAAGTCCGCTGAACCGGCAAAGCCGGCCATCAAGCGCCCTTCCTCCTGGTCTGCTGACAAAGACCCTGTGTGGGAATCGCTGTCACCCGAAGCACGCGAGCACGTCGCGAAGCGGGAACAGGATGCTCACAAGGCGATTTCGCAGCTGGGCGAGACCGTGAAGCGTATGGAGCCGATCGGCAAGCTGCTCGAGCAGCACCGGGACTCGTTCCAATCGAAGGGCCTGACGTACGACCAGGGGCTTTCGCAGCTTCTGGCGGCGCAGCGCGCGCTCGATCAGAACCCCGCTGCCGCAATCCAGCAGATCGCCAGAGCCTACAACGTCGACCTCGAGCAGCTTGCCTACGGGCAACCGGCCCAGAGCGACCCCATGGTTCAGCAGCTCCAAAACCAGGTCAGCGAACTCACCCGTCAGCTCAATGACGTGCGAAGCGGCGTCCAGCACAGGGCGCAAGCCGAAGCACAGCAAAAGCTCGGGACCATCGAGCAGGCCATCGACAAGTTTGCGGCCGACAAGCCGGACTTCGATGAGCTTGCGTCCGAGATAGAGATGCTGCTCCCGGTTCTGCGCCAGACCAATCCCAACGCCACCTTAGAGCAGCTCATCAGCGACGCTTATGACCGCGCATCGTGGGGCAACCCCGCTGCCCGTCAACGTCGTCTCGACGCCGACAACAGGGCTAAGGAACAGGCTCGCATCGAAGCCGCCAAGAAGGCGGAAGAAGAGGCGAAGGCCGCCGGGCTCATCAATGTCGGCGGTTCGCCATCGGCCTCCCAGTCGGCAGGCGATCTCGATGACCAGCTTCGGGCGATCGTTCGCCGCAACCGCGCGGCCTAACCCTTAAGACAAGGACGAGAGAGCCATGGCTTCTCCCAACAGCACGTTCACGGAGCTGGTGTCGACCACGCACCGCTACCACAAGCGCAAATTCACGGACAACGTGACCAAGCACAACGGCTTGCTGACGCTCATGAAAGAGCGCGGCAACATCAAGACCGATGCCGGCGGCGGCACGGAGATCGTGATCCCGCTGACCTACGCCGAGAACCAGACCTACCAGCGGTTCAACGGTCTCGACACGCTGAACATCGGCCAGTCCGACGTCATCAGCGCTGCCAAGTACGACTGGCAGCAGGCGGCAATCCACGTTGTCTCCTCCGGCCGCGAGATCAAGATCAACAATTCGGAAGAGCGGCTGATCAATCTCGCCAAGACCCGCCTCGATGTGGCTTACGCCACAGCGGCGAACAACATGAGCGTCGACCTCTACTCGGACGGCGCGCTCACCAACCAGATCGGCGGCCTGAAGCACCTCATCACGGCCGACGGCACCGGAACGGTCGGCGGCATCGTGTCCGGCACCTACACGTTCTGGAAGAACAAGTTCAAGGAGGTTGCGGGCAACGCCGCCTACGCGTCGCTCAAGACCGCCATGAACGAGCACTGGCTCAGCCTCAACCGCGGCACGGACAAGCCGGACCTGATCGTCTCCTCGCATGATCTCTATTCCATGTACGAGGGCGGCCTTCAGGACAACCAGCGCTACGCCGACGCGAAGATGGCCAGCCTCGGCTTCGAGAGCCTCAAGTACAAGACGGCCTCGATCATCTTCGACGACAACACGAACTTCGGCACGGATGCCGAGCTCATGTACTTCCTCAACACGAAGTACCTGTACCTCATGGAGCACCCGGACGCGCGCTGGACCGAGGACGACGAGAAGGTGCCCGTCAACCAGGATGCGGTGGTGATCCCGCTCTACTGGATGGGCAACCTCTGCTGCTCGAACCGCTCTCTGCAGGGCATCCTGCAAGACGTGACCGACTCGTGATCGCAAGGCTCATAAGGAGAGACGACAATGGCAGTCAGCGACTTCTGCACTGAGCCCGCGGCCGGGGTGAATTTCAATCGCCGCACCACGTCGAAGGAGTTCCAGCTCGGCACGGTCCGCCGCGGTACCGCAAATACCGTGTGGATCTACGTGCTCGCCTCCGAGAGCGTCGCCACCGGCACCTGCACGGTGAACACGTCCACGTTCGCCTTGACGGATACGGGCGGCATCTACACCGCCGACACCGCGTTCGCCTCGGGCGAATACGGCTGGGTCCGCAAGACGGCCCAGGACATCACGGCGGATCTCACGGAATAACTCCGCAGCGCCCCAACTGGGCGGGGTCTTCGGGCCCCGCCTTTTTCCATCGGTCCTGCGTATCAACCTAGGGAAATCCTCACATGTCCATCACCTCGAACGTCCGGGTCATCAAGTTCTGGACGAAGTACAAGCCCGACGGCGCCGGCGGCTTCAAGGGCGTCGATATGGTCGAATACTGCGCGGTCGGGAAGGCCAACATGGCGACCACCGTTGCCACCGTCGCGAGCCTCGGAAAGCTGCTCCCGCTTGAGCCCGGCGACGAGAACATGGCGATCATGATGGCGCACGCGCGCTGGAACTCGATCAAGCCGCAGTATGACGCCTGGAAGGACGGGCGTGAGACGCCGATCGACGGCACGCCGCTCGCGGCATGGCCGGGCATTACGTCGGATCAGGCAGATTTCCTGCGCAACCTCGGCATTCGCACCGTGGAAGAGATCGCGGAAGCCTCGGACAGCATCATCGTCAAGATCCCCTTCCCGGGCGCGCGCGAGCTTCGCACTTCCGCGCAGGCGTTCCTGAAGTCGGCGGACAAGGCGAAGGTTGCCACCGAGATCACGACGCTTTCCGAGAAGAACCGGGCGCTCGAGGAGCAGCTCGAGGAAATGCGCCAGATCGTGCTCGAGATGCAAAGCGAACGCGGAGCCGAGAAGCCAGGCCGGAAATCCAAACGGCACGCCGATGAAACCGAGCCGGTAGCGGCCGTGGCATGACGAGCGTTCTCGAGATCTGCCAGGATGCGGCGGACGAGCTATCGGTGATCCGGCCGAAGGTGGTTGGGCCCGACGCGATCGATCCGACGGCGCAGAAGCTGTTCCGGCATCTGGTGCGCACGTGCCGGCAAGTTGCCGGCCGCCGCGACTGGCAGATCCTGAGGCGGGAAAGGACCTTCACGACAGTCTCGGGGGCTCAGCAGACTGGTGCCATCCCGGACGATTTTCTGCGGTTCGTGAAGGGCACGATGTTCAACCGTACGAAGCGTACGACCGTGCTCGGGCCGCTCGACCCCGGAGAATGGCAGAAGATCCAGGCGACGGTCTACACCAGCGTCTACGACCAGTTCATCCAGCGCGGCAACGCGCTCCTGTTCACCGGTGCGCTCTCGGCCGGACAGACCATCGCTTACGAGTACATCACCAAGGCGATCGGTCTCTCGGAGGATGGGACCGAGGAGCGCATGGTTTTCACGTCAGGCTCGGATACCGCCTATTTCGACGACGAACTGCTGATCAGCGGCATCGTCTGGCGTTACAAGAAAGCGGCCGGCGACGACTACTCGGAGGAGTTCCGCGAGCACGAGCAGCGCTTTGCGGCCGTCACGAAGATGGACGGTGGGCGGCGCGTGCTCGACATGTCGGGAGAGTTCCCGGATGCGAGCAACCTCGTGACGCCAATCGGTGGTTCCAACTCCACAGAGGACCTGACGTCGATATGACGGTCTACGACCCAGCCATATATCGCACCGTCGTCGCTGAGAACGGCGGCGTAGACCGCAAGTTCCACTCGGTCAACAAGCTGTTGATCGACATGGCGGCGGCCGGAATGATCGGTCTGCACGTAGGCGACGATCCCCCGGGCGACACGACGGTGGTGTGGCTCGACCTCACGTTGCCCGAGAACGGAAACGGCCAGGCCAAGGTCTACCAGACCGGCAACTGGATCACGCTTACCCCGGAATACTTCTTTGTCCATTACGGAGTTTCGACGGCTGCCGCTGCGGCGTCCGCCCTGGCGGCGGCGAACAGCGCATCCGCCGCAGAAGGCTTCAAGGACCAGACCGCCGCGGATGCTCTTTCGACGGCGGCAGACGTCGTTTCTGCTGACGCGGCAAAGGATGCGGCCGAGGCCGCGCAAGCGGCAGCGGAAGCCGCACTGGCAGCGACGGAAATCGCGGCCGACAACTTCGACGACGTGTACCTCGGCGCCAAGGCCAGCGACCCGACACTCGACAATGACGGCAATGCTCTGGTTGAAGGCCAGCTCTATTGGAACACATCCAGTAACAGCCTCAAGGTCTACGACGGCGCGGCGTGGCAGGCGTACTCGGCAGCGGCGGGCATTACTTCTCTGGTCGAGGACTCCAGCCCACAGCTCGGTGGCAACCTTGACCTCAACGGTCATGTGATCACCGGCCTCGAGATCGGGACGAACGTCCAGGCCCAATCCAGCAACCTCGATTCCTGGTCGATGGTGGTGCCGAGCGACTATCTGACGACCACCGCAGCCGCAGCAGCGTACCAGCCGGTAAATAGCACGCTGACCTCGCTCGCCGGCGCATCGGCCAACGGCGTGTCGCTCGTGACGGCCGCCGACTACGCGGCCATGCGGGCCCTGCTGGATCTCGAGGCCGGCACGGACTTTCTCTCTCCCTCTGCTATCGCGGCCGCGTATCAGGCAATCTCAGCCAGACTGACGGACATCGCCGGGCTCGCGGTAACGGACGGCAACATCATTGTCGGCAACGGCACGACATGGGTTGCGGAGAGCGGTGCGACAGCACGCACCTCGCTGGGGCTCGGCACCGGCGACAGCCCGCAGTTCACTGGCGTCAACGTGGGGCACGGCTCTGACACACCGTTGTCACGCTCGGCTGCGGGCGTAATCGCAGTCGCGGGCATCCCCCTCTATCCGCAGATACCACAAGTGTCCTTGAGTACCGCTACTACACTGGATGCCACTCATGCTAACTGCCACCTCTTGCATCCGTCTAGCGACAACAATGCCCGGACCTTCACGATTGACAGCAATACCAACCTAGCCCTGCCGCTAGGTACTGTCTTTGTCTTTGTCAATAAGATTAACACCCTCTCGATCGCCATTACCTCTGATACGTTAACCTGGGCTCCTACTGGTGGTACCGGCACCCGTCAGCTGGCAGCTAACGGGATTGCTACGGCGATGAAAATCGGCAGCACGGAGTGGATCATTTCCGGCGTGGGGCTGAGCTGATGAGCGCGGTTCTTGCAGCCTCGCTCATGGCCACTCCGTCGTTCGGCGGTGGCAATCAGTCTGTCGGCAGCGTCCTCGAGCTGCTCAAGGGTATGGCTAACGACAATACGGGTAGCTCTTCGCCAGCCTCCGGCGGCACGCTTTCCGTTAATGGCAACTCTCTCGGCAGCTACGATTACGTCGTCAAGGTCGGCGACCAGACGGTATCGAGCTTCAACGCCGCGGACTGGTTCACATCGACGGAGGACAGCCGCTCGGCGTTCATCGTCGTGGTCGGCAACCTGACCATCAACTCCGGCCAGGTCTTCACGCCCGCCGTGCGCAA